AAAGAATCTAACGGAATGCCTTGAACATTTAGAAGCATTTAACCATTCATTTATGAATAAGCGTCATCCACAAACACGTGATCAGAAGGCACAAGAACTCGTGCTATTAAGACATGGCGTAAAGAGAGAAGATATGCCAGATTCTGTATTAGGTGAAAAAGTCAATAAGCGTAAACCTCACAATCTTATTATTTTTGACGATTGCCTGAATGAATTGGCCAAATCTACAGCGAAATCGATTCAATCTCGTTTATGGACTCGTAACCGTCATTACTTTACAAATATAGCATTGACTAGTCAGCGTTATCTAAAGTTGAATCCGACCATTCGTAACAACTTGGATTCTATCTCTTTTTGGAAGACTGCCAACCAGAAAGAGTATGATACATTGGAAGAGGATCTGAATGTAGATCCAAAGGTACTAAAAAGGGTATATGATTTTGCAACCAAAGAACCATTCAGTTTTTTACATATTACGTTTAACGCTGGAGTGCCGCTATTTTTTCGGAAGTTTGATCGGATTGTGTTGTGAGCGTTTCCAGGCTAGCACTTGACAGTGTGTTGTCCCATTGCGTTGGTTGGCTCGTGATGATTGTAGCTTGATAATAACCGATCTGTTCCAACCATAGCTTCTGAGAAGCCGTAAGGTTTTCATTTACGACCTGTCCGTTGACCATCACGATTTGTTGAATATCTGACATTGTTCTATTTACACTTTTTAAAAAAAAGTCCCCAAAAACTAAGCGCCTCGGGGGGGCGCACCCCCCCCTTTACATTTTAGTAAGGGAATCGGAACAAGTCCCGACCCTTAGGGATTTGAGTTTACGGCGTGCTTTTACTGCATCTTGAAGTGTATGATTGACCAACGTAGTAGTCATTTGTTCTTCTTGATGACGTTCCATTAAACGGATTTCTAATATGGAAGTATCAACCGTTGAATCAACAGGAGCCTCGATTTTGATAGGAGGGGCTAATTCTTGGATTTTTCTTACATTGGATAACGACACTAAAAACTTGGATGCATTCATTAATTGTATGTGATCTTCTTTGGTCATTGCTTTTCCCACATTTTGACCGAACATGTTCTCCGGAGATTACTACTTACGGATACGATAAAAAAATGGTAGAATTATTATGTAGCCGTATATTAGATATGTCAGCGGAGCAACCAGTTGTACCAGAGGTAAAAGAGGAAAAATCCGCAGAAAGTCCCACAAATAACGAGCCCCAGACTCACGCAAACGTGAAAATCATCGTGAAGCAGCCCAAAGTGAAGAAGGTGGAGATGGAGAAGAAACCACGAACAGAGGCACAGCTAAAAGCAATGGAAAAGATGAGGGAGGGACTCGAAAAGAAGCGACAAGCACGTAACGATGCCAAAAAAGCTGCGTTAGATGCTGAGAAGAAGGAAAGAGAGAATGCTGTGAAACGAGCAGAGGAAGAGGCAAAGAAGATTACTTCTAATGTACAAGTACAACAGGTAAGAGGACGAAAGCCTGGTACAAAGAATCCACCGAAGCCTCAACAAGTTATCCCTGAGCCGGTCCAGCAACGACAAATGACCCATACCGAATACATGATCATGAAGCTCAAGGAGAAGGGAGCGCGGATCCCTGATAACGCTACACCCTATATGATCAAAATGATTATGAGCCGCTACCGTTAGCTCTAAGAGCTAACACTAAAATCTATTGGGCAAAGAAGCCAATAGAACAACAATCATAACGAAGGCACCTGCAACATCCAAGGGATCCATACTAATAAGATAGAAGGATTAAATACAATACCGTGTGTGACTAAACATTGTTTAATAACACCCGTTATCTGATCCTTAATATATGTTTTTAGTTGGCCCAGCAATACATTAAACGTTTTAAAACGGACTTAACAAGTGAAGGCGGGACGAGGGGTTGATTCAATAGTTTCGAATCGAAATCCGTTTTAGAGATGGACTGTTTCGGGATGGAGGTGATGACATTCCCTTTAATCGATTCCAGATATTCCTCCACGCGCTGGATCCAACTGACATAATGAACCACATTCCATTTTGTCAGATCTTCCCGTGCCAGTTGAGCCCGCGCATCAGCGAGGCGGTAATCGACAAGGAGATAGACGCATGGATCGAGTTGAGAAAAAGGAATATTCTTCATCGCCTCCACCCAGATCAACGTTTTACCGTAATGTTGGAAAATGGCAAGACTGGACGGCTTCATGTCTTTTGTCATCAACACCAGAACGGGCAGGGTTTCATCTGGTACAACCTGTTGAACAGGTGGCAATAAGGCAGCATCTGCGATACCAACAACAGCATTCGCTACATCACAAGGCTCGGCAGAGTCTGCCTTTGCCGTAATCACGGGAGGAAGCGGGACGCGAGACATTTTTTGTATTATAGGTTAACATTTTATTTTCTTCTTTTCCTTTGCGATGGCCTTCACCCATCGTTTTCTCCAGGCAGCAAGAATGGGCGGAAAGGGAACACTCCGTAAAGGAACGAGTCCCGACCCTTTGGGAAGTGGAGTAATGCCGAGGGCGTGCCCTTCTTTGTCAAACTGCCTCGAGCATTTTTCATCGAATTCTTGTAGTTCGGATTCCATCTATTGGATCGTTCTAAAAAAATATATCCCTAAAGGTTCGGCTCATAGCTGAGCCTTTACCCTAAAGGGTTCGCATCCTGCGGTAAAGGTTCGGCAGAACCTGCCTCCCTTTAGGGACGCTTTACAAGCAGCGCCGCACAAAGCAGGCCCGCTTTACCCTAAAGGTTCGGCTCATAGCTGAGCCTTTACCATAATAAATGTTTTGCGTAATATTCACCCACTCCTGGTCCATGATGTCGTTTATGATATAGTTCCCGCCGCTTCTCCGCGTATGCCTTCCCGTGTGTTTGGAGATAGTGCGGATAATCACTGTACCCCTTCGCGCCCACACTCGCGACTAGACGGCCATCTTTGAAGACATCAATTTTCTTTTGTGGAAGATGCGAAGGTTTCACAGTAACGCCTAGGCGTTTGGCCTTCTCATAGGTATAGGGTGTGATGTTCATCTATTCTTTAGTTGAGAAAGAATGTCCGTAAGGCTTGCAATTTGTTGCTGTTGCGTGGCAAGTAATGCCTGAAGTTCTTGCCCCTGCTTTAGCAGAAGGTCAATCTGCTGCTGTTTCAGATCTATGTGTTCCACTAAGGGAGCAAGCACAACAGGTTCGGTCGGGGCTTGATACAAAGTGGAAGGGGGTTCACCACCTGGAACAGGAAGAGGGCTTTTTACTGGCGCTTGATCCATTTCTACTTTTACCCTGTTAAAAAATCTTTGATTTATTTTCACCCCAGAAAATGAAACTGAAAACAAGTGTGTGTCACACTGCCAAAAAACATGGTACAACTTCCAGTTGTCACAGACACTGTGAAGTAATCACCAGCGTTACAATAATAAAGCCCCGAATTCGTGCGGGTCGTATCAGAACCAATACCCGCACCTTCCACCATACAGTAGCGCTGTTCTACTACACCACCTCCACTATTCAAATGATTCACCGCCATACGACTTCCACCTGCAAAACTATTAAAGTACATGTTCACTGTGACATACCATTTACCAGCATAAGGAGTGTAGAACCGACCCAGACCCGTGATCCAACCGTTTGTTCCTGAATTAGAAAGTCCTGCTGATGTTCCCGCTGTTAGATAGGTATTGCCTACAACTCCTATTGTATAACCAACGGAAGCAGCAGTATTACACGTTGTAATACAGAACGGCTGGTTCGATGTGGTGATGTAATTAGACACATTTACATAACCCGCTGAATTGACAGATAATTGGGTAGATCCTCCCGCCTGTATGGCAATATTATTTGACCCATCCGCAGCAATATAGGAATTGGTGCTATCACATAGACCGATCCAGAGTTTCCGCAAATACCCTAAAAAGAATTCTATTTCGGGTGTATTGGATCCTCCACCGTCCTGGATCAGCATATAATTCGCTGCGGTCGCCCCTTGACGGCAAAAGTCGCCATATACTGTGAGAGCATTATTTACATTTAAATTTCCCGAGTTGTCAACATACATTCGGACGGCGGACGCTGTGGAATCATAAAAATAGAGAGATCCCAATGCTGCCCCTGATCCTGTCCCTGCTGACCCGATGCGGTATTTTCGCCCAGCTGCTGTCGTATTGGTGAGATCCAATGTTGTGTCTGTAGTAGCAGAAGAGGCGACGATGGTGGGGTAAAAAGTGCCTGAGTTGCTGACGGTGAGCGGAGTGGCACTGGCAACCGTTCCCACCGCCAGCGTTCCGCTGACGGTTTCACTCCCTGTCTGGGTGGTGTTGCCCGTGATGGTCACCGCCCCTTGGGTGTAGGTGAAGGAGGTCCAGCTGACTGTCTTGCTCGCCGTCCCTGAGAACTCCAGAAAGACCTGTCCCGTGTAGCCCGTCTGATTGGGAGTAAATAGCCCTGTAAATGTTCCTGTCACCACCGCATAGGTAGGGCTGATGGCGAGGCGTGCCGTGTTGCCCGTGTTCGCTTGATAGATCGTAAGGGAAACACCCAGGGCGGACGCACTGAAGCCCGCAAAGGAGAACCCATATTTGCCAGGGGTAAGAAAAGTCTGGGTCAGCGAGTAGCAGTCCGCAAAGGCGGCGGTAGTGGGCGAAGGGGTGAGCGTGTAACTACCCGAGATGACACCCGCTGCCGCTGCTTGCGAAGATAAACCCGAGGTCTGAAGAATGGAGGTCGTGATGGGCTGCAGATTGACCGCCAACGTTCCACCAGCAAGACTTACATCATTCGTGGAGGGCTGGGCGATGTTGGCAAGGGTGGAGATGGTGGATCCAGAAAGAGGGGCCAGGGTAAGGGTGCTGATGGTGTTGACACTCATTCCATTGGCGAGTGTGAGCGCCAGCGATCCCGCTGTTAGTTGAATCTGCCCTGTGTTCGCACTCAAGGGACTCACTGTGGTGTTAGAATACGTCCACGTCGCATCTGGATAGGCAGATGATCCTGAGTGGCTGTAGATCTGGCTTGTCAAAATTCCACTACCTCCATTTCCGAACGTAATCTGATTCGCTGGATTATTCCCTGTTGATGTATTCTGTCCGATTTGAGCAAATTGACTATAGGTTCCTTGATTATAGATTGATCCATTGACATAGAGATTACTGTTTCCTGTGAAGGGAAAGCTGGGAAGAGTGGTGAAACCAATCCCCATATCCGATGCGTCAATCTGGTAGAGAAGGGAATTCGTCAGCGTGGTTCCCCCTGAGAAATAGGGGACATATCGAGAAGTCAAGCCGCTTGTATTGACAGAAGCTCCTGTTGGTCCTATCGATCCCGTGTATCCTATTGCGCCCGTGTATCCAGTATATCCAATAGGACCTGTCATACCAGTATATCCTATTGCGCCCGTGTATCCTATTGCGCCCGTGTATCCAGTATATCCAATAGGACCTGTCATACCAGTATATCCTATTGCGCCCGTTGCTCCTATTGCGCCTGTATATCCAGTATATCCAATGGGTCCGGTTGGTCCTATGGGTCCTCCTATGCCAGTGGGTCCCGCACTGCTTAATCCATCCAGCGTGGCAGATGATAATCCTATCGTGATATTGCTGAGTGTAGCGCTCATTTCTAATACTGAAGATATTATATTGTCCTTAATTTCTCAATGGGGGGTCCTATGCTTCGCTAACCCCCACGACGGTAGTTTTTTGGGGAC